AAGTTTTTTACCACAAATTAAACAAATTACGTGATTACCCATTTGTGACAATTCATGGTTTTTACGAAATTTATTAAAATAAACGTTATCTTCAGGGTATTCTATTAAATATTCACTAATTATTTTATTATGATTTTTATATAAGTGCATTTGGAAGGCACCACTTTTATTATTAACATCTATTGTTTCCCAATTACAGTAAGGACATTTTTTTATTTTATTGATGTTAATCTCTATTATATCAAAATATTCCTCAAACCATTTTTTCCCGTGTTCGTTTTCGTATTTTTTTCTTTGATATGTGTTTTTAGGTATTTGGGTATTTTCATATTCTTCTAATATATATTCCGTTAATATACCGGATAAATTATTAGCATCATCAAATAATTTACCTGTTTTTTTACATTTAGCAACTATTTTTTTACCTTCAGAGGGGGGGGTATAACGTTTTATATTAGATTTTTCTATAATAGAACTATCACCTGTTATTATTTGACCGCCCTTATTCTTTATTGGGGTATTATATCTGTTCAATATATCTTTTATTTTTAGTTTACCAACTTTGTATTTTTCACATAATGATTCAATACCAATATTTTTATTAACATACTCATTAATAATATTATATTCATCATCGGTTGTTAAAATTATTTTTTTAGGCATATTTTTTTTATTTTATAACAAATAAAATAATAAATATATTTAAAAGCAAGTTATAATCCGTTTATTTTTAAACTATATATAAATAAAAAAAGCCTTAGAAAAATCTAAGGCTTTTAATTTATTGATTTACTTAATATTAACGTAATTCATTAATATTAAATGTAGGTACATTATCAGTACGGATAGCACCATAAAAGCGGTTATTAACAACCTTTTTAGCATAACGTGTCATGATACCTTTAACTGGAGCAAAGTTAAATGGGTTGTACATTGTTGGGGTTAATTGTAGAGGCACATATGGTGCATAGATATAACCAGTATCCAATAATGATTTACCTTTATGACCGATAATCATAGAGTTTGAAGGTGCATAAGGGTCACGATACACTTGGTAACGTCCACTTAAAGTACCGATTTTTTCAATACCCATGTTATATTGGTCTTGCTCTGGAGAAGCATCACTTACGTGGAAGTATTCTAAGTCATCAAATATTGCAGATATTTCTGAAGATACTACGATGAAGTTAGCACCACCTCTAAGTGTTGATTTATGGATTTGAGCTGAAATTTGATTAATTTTAGTAATCAAAGTTTGGTTCCAGTCTTTTTGAGTGTATGGGTTAGCAGAAGTAGCAGCTTTTCTCCATCCTGAGTAATCCCAACGTAATTGCCATGCAGCAGCTTTACGTAAGTCACGAAGAATTTCACGGTCAATTTCAGCAGCAACTTGTTCTGATAACATAGCTGTTAATTCAGCTTCTGCATCCAAGTTGTGGAATGCTGACACGTCTTGAGCTAACTCAGGTGACCAAGTAGCACGTAATTTTCTTTCTTCAACAGATACTACAACTTCATCTAATTTGAATGATACTTCACCCATTTCAGTTTCAAGTTCTAATATAGCATAAGAAGCCCAACTTACAGAGAAAGTAGTGTTGTTAGCGGTAAATGCACTAACACCTACATAACCATCGGTAGTTTTGAATGTGCTATTGATGTCAACTGGGTGACTTAAATCTAATTCCACATATAATTTACCTTTAGCATCGCAGATGTCAGAGTAATCAACAATACCTTTACCATATTTTTGAGTAACTAAACGGAAAGGAACTTCAGCACCAGAAGCAACGATTGCATTACCATCTGGGTCAGCGATTGTAGTGTTAGCAACGATTTTCAAAGTAGCTAAGAATGATTCGCTATCCATTTCGTTTCCATCAGGACCGGTTAAACGACCAGCATTGTCAGAGTTAAAACCAGCTACTTCTAATAAAATGTTTCTTACAGTACCATCAGTTGCATTAACAAATGAATTAGCCGCTGTAAAGCCAGTAGAACTCATGATACCTGTTTCACCATATATCCAATGGATTGTAATATTACCTTTTGAATTATCGAATAATCCATCATTGTAATATAAATCGTAAAGAGATTTAGCGTTGAAAGTTGTTTTTGAGCAACCAGATACAGCTTGTACGCAATCAGGTAATTGGTTAAGTGAAGTGTGACCTGTTCCACCAACTCTTTCAGATGTAATAGGAACGAAGAAGAACAATTTACCAATAGGCATGTTCAATGCTTGTACCGATACGATATCGTTAGCTAATAATTTAGAGAAAACACGACGAACGATAGGGAATACAACAGTTTCGAAAGAACCTGATGAATCAGCAGTTGTGTTTTCAGTTAAAAGAGAACCAGCTTCGTTTTCATATAACTGAGCGATGTTTTCTTTTACGTGGCCTTTAAGACCTTCAAGAAATCCTAGACTCTCCCATTTTTCTTGAGTCATTTTACGGATTTGTTTCATATGGTTAAGTCCGATATTTCCAACTTCACCCGATGTTAATAAATGTGACATAATTTTTATTTTTATTTATGTTTTTCGTTATTTTTTCTTATTTTCTACCTTCTACTCTTGCGATTAAATCTTTAATTCTTGCGGTTGATTTATCCACATAAACAGTTGATTCTGATATTTGTGTTTTACTTGAACCACTTTCTTTATTGATTTTTTCTTCTACAGACTCGGTAACAGTTTTTTTGTTATTTAATTCACCAACTATAGTTTTATATAGTTGTTTTGATTCTTTAATAGAAGCTGTTTCATCAAATCTAGCGATGATTGATTTTTTCTCATCTTTAGTAGTAGTATGTTCGGTGAACAATTTTACCACATGTGCTAAGTTTGAATTAAACACAACAGTTTCAGTTAACATATCTCTGAATTTTTTCAATGAAGTTCTAAACTCTTCATTTTCTTTTTTTAGTTGTGCTGCTTCTTTTACTAAAGCATTATATTTTTTTACTACAGATTCGTTAGCAGTTACATTTGGAGCTTGAACATTATTAGCTTTAGCGCCTGGACCTTCGATAGTCGTTTTACCATTAGCTACACGTCTTGCTTTACCAACTTGTATCTTTTCTTCGATTGGTTGCTCATCTGTTTCTTCTTCAACTTCTTCCATAACATGTTCAGCATGACCATCACCTGATGTTACGTCTTCGTCAAAACCACCTTCTAGATTATCTCCAATTTCATTATTAAGAGGAGCTTTTTGACCTTCAATGTCACCTGTATTAGGGGCAGAACTGTTTTTTACCTCAGTATCATGGCCAGCGCCTCTAACTATATCTTCGTTAACATCTTCATCATCTTGAAGTTCAATTTCGTAAACTACTGATTCACCTAATTCATCGTCTTCTTCTGTTTCTTCTTCATCGTTAGCGATTTCAGTTTCATCATTTTCGATTTCTTCTTCGTCATTACCAATTTCTACTTCATCGTCACTGATTTCAATTTCATCATCACCGATTTCAGTTTCAGCAGGTACTGCTGGTGCACCACCTTCTAAGCCTTCACCACCAAGTTTTACAACATATTGGTTTCCACTTTGAGGGTCTGTAATTTTTACTTCATTTTTAGAAACAACTTCGATTTCATCACTACCGCTTAATTTTTTATAAACAGCAATAACATCATCGTCTGAAGCACCTGTCATGTCTAAGTCTATTGAATCATCTTCTAGACCGTCAACATCTTCCTCACCACCTTCTAGAGGTAGTTCTGCAACTTCTTCTCCATCGCCAGTAGGTTCGTTACCAAAAGGTAATTTTTCACCAGTACCTGGTTCATCAGCTGCGATTTCTCCAGCGTCATCGATTTCTTCTTCTTCAAAATCATTTTCAGCTTCGCCGATAGATTCTTTCACATAACCTTCAATTTCTTCTTTCATTAATGAACGAAGTATTTCTTTTGAATTGGCTTTAAGAGCTTGTTCGATTTTTTGCATATCTAACAAAGCTTCTTCAATAATCGTTTGTTTTTTTTCAGCCATTTTAATTTATAATTTTTAATTAAAGTTTTATTCTTTTACAATAAATATATTGTCAATTTCAAAAAAATTATTTTTTTTCTTAAAAAATCCTTATTTTTATATCATTAACCAAGATTTTATAGGTAAAACTAAGTTTTTAACCATAAAATCCCATTTTATTTTTATTAATTAATTATTTAAAAATTTATTTAAATTATCAGAAAGTAAGTTTTTTTTACTTAAAGTTGATTCAGTGAAAGGTTTTGCAGCCTCTTTATTATTAAAAATCCAAGAACCTGGTGTACTAGGACTAGTAACTATATCCCAACAAATAATTTCGAAATCATCTTGAACAATATGTTTTCCGTTAACCTCCTGTAATGAACCCACACCTCTAGACGAAACGCCAATTCTATAACCTAATCTAAGTAAATTAGCAATATTATCACCTTCACATGAAATAATACCATAATTAACAAAACCTGGAGACATAGCTATTTCTATTTTTCCCATTAAGGTATGACCTTCCCACCATATTTCTGTAATATTATGGGATACTCTAGAAGTTGAAATAATACTCGATTCTGGATGGTCAGCCTCACCTAATGCACGTCTTTCGTTAATTAGTTCTAAATATCTATTGGCTTCTCTTTTTAATATGTGTTCTGGATAAATTCTACCATTTCTATTTTGAACACCGTATTTTTGTAATACAACATATAATATTAACGGCTCAGCTATTATTGGTTTACCTTCACCTAATTTTTGTGTTTCAGTTATAAATTGTAGATTACGCTTATCTTTAGGGTCTATAAAACCTGCATCACTTTCTATCATGACACCGGTTCCTGTTTCTCCAGGTTTAAGTATTTTTAAATCTAACATATATTCAATTTATAAATAAATATATGTTATAAATAAAAAAGCCCCTAAACGGGGCCTTATTTATTTTTTGGTGTTATGAAAGGTAAAATATTTATTATCTTCAAAAACTTTATCTATTAGTTTTTTGATTTTATTATGTAATATGTTTTTTAGGTCATCAGAAAGAAACGGTAAAAAATCATGTTTTTGATATAATGTTATTTCACAGCACATATAACTTTTTTTATTATATTTTATCCCGGATTCCCTTAAGTTTAAATCAACTATTATTTGATTATTAAAATGATTACAGTTATTAATAAATAAAAAACTTTTTATCTCATGATTTATTTTTGATATTACCCTAGAATAATTTATATCTTCTTTGCTTTTCGGGTTAACCCAACCTGATATACAAATATAAATAGTTTGTGGTTTTTTAAAATCAACTGTTCCGATTGAAACATTATAGTTATCATAAATCGGTAAAATATATTCTTTTCCTATCTTCATAATAGTAATATAATATATTTTACTAAAAAGTCAATAGGTTAAAAACAAAAAAGCTACTTTTTAGTAGCTTTTTCCCATTATTTGAATATTCCGAACGCTTCGTTTAAGAAATAAAGTATTAATATTATGGCTTGTATGATTACCCATATCATTGTTGCTTTTGTTCTGAATGTTTTAAGTTTACCAATATCATCAATATGCTCTTTTAATTGTGATGGTGAAACTATATCATCAATCTTTTTTTTCCACTCCACCATATTATTCATATCTGTAACGGACATGGTTTCATCAATTTCTTTTTTCCAATCTTTTAAATCATCTAAAGCTTCTTCTATTTTATCTAATTTAGAAATTTTTTGATTAACTTCTTTTATCCAATCTTTAGTTTCTGATTGACTTTCTACAATAGTATCTAATCTGTGTACTATTAATTCCCAATTTACTTCCTTCATAAAAACTAAGACAAATCATTTTTTAATTCTATTATTTTAGAGATATCAGATGTGAAAGAATCTTCATTAAAACTTATTCTCATTATTTTATCTTTAACTTTCAATAAGGTGTCTTTAATTTCAATATCGGATTCAGTTAGTTTATTATCTATTAAATCGATACATTCACGAATGTTAGATACTAATATTTCTTCTTTTTCTTTATTATCAGACGATATTAAAGATTTAATTATTTTTTTTTCATTCTCAGATGTTTGAGAATATTTTTCATTAAATTTAGCTATCGCTAAATCAAGAACTGATTCACTTATAGTTTCCTCTTTACTTTTTATTTCATTACGTTTAATAAACTCAAGTATATTATTGAAAGATTCAACAAATATCTCGATATTTTTAGGTGATTTATTTTTACTTAACATAATTAAAGTATCAATATCTTCATGTATTTTTTTAGTTGTGTAGTCTCTTTTGAATAATTTAGAAGAATCACCTATTATATCAATAATTTTTTTATTTTCTTTGATAATATCAGATAATTTAAATTTATCCATTAGAGAAATTGTTTCTTTAATGAATTCAGTAACTTTAATATCATTAGTTTCATGCTTCTCTGAAATATTCCTATAAATTGAATATTGGGTCCTCAAAATTGGACTTTCTTTAATGGCTTTTAAGTAAGCATTAAAATTAGTTTTTTTATTAAAATCCTTTTTCAAATAAGATTCGATTAAAAGTTCACTAAAAGCGTTATTAATATTACCAAAATTATACATATCGTTTTTATTTATAAATATTATATTTTACTGAAAAATTAACCCTCTAAAAGATTATTTATATCACCTATAATCTTATCAACACTTTCATTAATTTTAACAGTTTTATTTGATACTTTTTTAACGTGTGTTGGTTTTTCTTTATCTAACATAGTTAATAATCTATTAGTATAAATATTTCTGTATAATCTACGTCTTTGTTCTAATTTTTCATTTAATTTAATTTTCTCTTCGGTTAGTAATTTATTCATCTTTTTTATTGATTCATTTTTACCACCAAATTCTTCGGGTTTAGTTTCTTCACCACCAAATTCTTCAGCTTGAGTCTCTTCGTTACCAAACTCATTTGCTCCCTCAGCTCCGTTTTCTTCACCTTCTTCACCACCTTCTTCTTCACCGAAATTAAGTTCTTCACCGCCGAAGCCACCGCCACCTCCGAAGCCACCACCACCTGGTCCTTCACCACCTGGTTCTTCACCTTCTTCACCACCAGCATTCATAGCTTTCTCACGTTCGTCTTCAGGTATACCGTACACGTTATCGACAATATCAAAGAAACCGGTACGTTTAATTATTTTAGCGGTATTTTCTAATTCAGCTGCTGCTGCTTTTTCAATTCGTTGTTCTAATAAATCTTGTTTTATTTCATCATTAGACATACCTAATATTTCACGTTTTGCTCTAGTCATAGACATAGCAGCAAAGCCATTACCAGAATCTCTTACAGCTTCAGCATATAAACTAACTTTAGATTGTAAATGCTCAATTTTAAGCATCTCAGCTTGTGTTGAAGGGTTATTTAAACTTAAAGTAAAGTTATTTAAATCATCTTCAAAACCTAATAAATATAAATGTATTATAGCTATTTTATTTAATTCCATAATAACAGCTTGTTGAATTCTATTAACTGTTCTAGAGAATCTAATATCTTGTAAAGCTAAATTTTTTCCATCACCAGTGGCCTCTTCAAAACCTAAAAATGGTTTAGGTATTCTTAGTGCTGTACATAACTTACGTTGCAAATACTCAATATCTGCTATTTGGTCTAAGTTTTGTGCACCCGGAAGTGTATCAATAGGCGTTGGTGCATCTTCACGTCTTACTGGGATGAAGAAATCTTGGTCATAAGCTAATTGATTATACCTTAAATCAATTTGTCCTGTTTGTGGGTCAACAATTGGAGCTCTTTTAAATTTATTTGCTATTTGTTGTACATACGCTGGAACATCAACGTCATCAATATTACCTACATAAACTTTATATACACGTCTTTCTGGTGCTCTAGTTACACGATATACCAACATAGCGTCTTCAGCTAATAATAACATTTTCCATATTCTTCTAGCTTTTTCAAGTAAGCTAGTACCATATGGTAATTTTCTATCATCACCCAATAATCTAAAATGTGCTATTTGCCAAGAATCAAATTCAACACCTTTACCTTTCCAATGGAATTTAACTTTATGCGCCTCTTCATCTTTTTCATTTAAATTACCACGCATTAAAGAAGTTATAAAATCACCTTCTCTACGTTCCATTTCAAAGTTAGGCATTTGACGACCACTTACTACACCATCTTTATCATTAATATTAAGATATAAAAAATTATCACCATATTTAACCACATTTCTGGTCCACATAGGTAATGTTGTATGAATATCTAATCTATTATAAAATAAATCTTCTAATATTGATTTTATACGTTTACTATCTGAATAAATATTCATTATTTTACCCTTATCGTTTGGGGTGGTGCAATTATGTGATATAATCATTCCGTTATTACATTTAATTGCAAAATTTTCATTAACCGATGAATTAACTAAATCATAAACATTTTCTTTGCCCACATATTCAATTTTAACAACTCTATGATTACCAATGGTTGAGATTAAATCTGACCAATTTTTATAACCCTTAAATTGAAGGAAAGATGTTAATTTAACTGGTTTTATTCCATATTTATTACAATATTCTTTGGGCCCCTTACGTAATGAAATATTTGTTGATAAAAAATCCTTTATATTAGTAATATTAAAACCTTTATTAAATAAAAAATCAAAGTCTTCAATTCGCCTCAAATTATATTTTTTAATTAAAAAATTATTATAATTAATAACCGTTATTTTATTTAGGTTAAAAATATTCATTAATTGTGCTCTTCTATCACCTTTTAATGTTATTAAAGTTTTTAAATATTCTTCTTCATTAATATCTTCAAAATGTTGTTTACTAAAGTCGTAATTTGGGTTTAATTTACCAAATCTTTTACTACCAAACATACCATTATTAATCCCTGGTCTACTAAAATATTTAATTCGTTCAGTTTCAGACAAATCTTTTAATTTGTTTTTAACAGATAATTTAAGCTTTTCAACTCTTAGTTTTTGGTTACAGTTTTCCCATGTTTTTTTACCGGTCTCGCTAAAGATTTTTTTCATTTTTTTAGAAAACTCTTCATCAAGCCATCTTTTTTGGTTTAAATCAGTGTGCAATTTTTGATGGTCATCCCATAACATATACTCTAATTCCGAAGGGTCATTATTTAATTTATTGAATGATTTATGGTGAACAACTATTTTTTCCGCTTTAGACCTTTCATTATTTAAAAGAATTTGTTTATTATTACCCAATTCTGATTCAGCAACAATTATATGTGTTAACTTGGTATCACCATTAAAATTTAATAAACTAACTTTTTCATAACCTTTATAATCAAGTTTTCTAGAAATTGTTTTTAATGAATCACCAAACATTAAATCTTTAGTTTCGCACCAAGAATTATCATATTTAAGCCATTTATGGTTATCAGTACAAATTACCTCACTGTCATCATCGAGAGTTACCTTATAAACTTTTTTGAATCCTTTTAATATAACTTTATCAACTATAGCTGGTTTTATTTTGTTCGTATTAATATCAACAGCATAAACCCAAAAGTTTCTTCTATTATTTTCATATAAATCCTTTATTGTTGATTCAGTACCATTTAATAATGGTATCACCGTACTACCAGCCAAACATTCTTCCGAGTAAATATCCAAAGCAGCTGCTATTTCGGGGTAAAATTCCATTGCTTCGAAATCTGAATATGAACCCATTCTGGTTGTTTCATAATGGATTGATTGTTGATACATTTCATTATCTATCTTTTGCCATTGGTTAGATAGATACATGTTTTGTAAAGCTTGTTTTTTAGCTAACTCATATTCAGCTTTATCTTGTGTTTTTATTAGTACATCAGAACCAAGATTGTATTTATTATTTACAACCTTCTCTGGTGTTTTAACACCATTAGGTCCAAATAACATATTCAACCTTTGATATACCGTTTTATTTCTTCTATTATCCATAGTTTTTATTTTAAAATAATCAAAATTCTTATAAAATAAAGGTTATTTTACGTAATCACAAGCTACATAAGCTTGGAATTTAGCTTCACCGTCAATAACAATTTGATTAGTTACATATTTAGTTATAGTATCTTCCGTGTTAACAGAATATGGTACCGCATTACAAAATTCTTTAACTTTAGGCGAAGTAACCGGTTTATCGGTTATTGATGTTTGTGGTGCCCATTTATAAACAGAACTATTTCCTGTTTTTCTAATAAAAATTTGTTTTCCTTGTAAACTCATAATAATTTATTTATTTATAAATATCACTTAAAACCACCAAATAACCATAAATATTCACCCCTTGGGTCTTGCATATTTTTTGCTACAACTGGTGAAAAATTGGGTTTAGGTCTACCATGTGCTTTAGTTTCTTCAACCGGCGCACCAACAGACCAACTATCTAACATAGCTTTCGTTTGTTTTTCTAATTTCTCTAATTTCTTAAAAGAATGTTCTAAAACAAATAATGCCATAGCCATAGCCATTATAGTATCATCATGTTTACCGTCAGCGTGGTCCGGTCTACCATTACGATATATAAATGTTTTCATTTCAGAAGTTAAACGTCTTGAACGTATAAATACGGTATTTTCACGTACACATCTTTCAAAATGAGCAATCATCGGTAAACGGCTTGCACCAACATTGAAACCAGGTATTTTACCACCCTCTTTTTGATATTGTGTTAATTGGTCCTTAGTTGATAATAATTTAGTTTTAGGGTCATCATAATGTAAATGTTTATAACCCATATCTAATAATTTTAATACAGTAGCAACACCCATTCCACCGGTTATATCCACGATAGCATATGCGTTATATAAATTACCGTATTCATAAATTATTTGTGCTAATAAATCTGGTTGTACCTTACCCCTATACTCCATAACTTGTTCCATAGTAGTAAAATCTATTATACAAATAGTTGAATAATCTTCACCATCACCACGACTAACATCACTAGCTAAAATATATTGATGACCCTCAACTGGTTTATTCCATATCCAATATTCTTTAAGTATACCATCAACATATAATGGGTCTTTAACATTATTTTTTTCATGAAATTGTATATATTCATCGTTAATAACATTACCCCCTGAACCAATGAAAGATACGTCCAACTCTTGTGCAATCATCTTTGCGTTATGATTCATGTTTCTACACATATTTTCATACCATGACGAAGTTGGTTTATAACCTTCTTTAATTTTTTGCTCGTATGATTCGAAATTAAATTCTATTTCATCTATAATAATTTTTTCTTTGGTTTCTTTATCCTCCTTAAACCATTTCAAATCTTTATTATATCTCAAATCTTCATACCATCTCATTTCAACAATATTAAAGTCATTTTCCCCGGTTTTAGACCCTTCATATGTTGCATAATATAATGGGTCATGCCCGTTAGGTGTTTGATGTCCTAAAATTCCGTTATAAATAACGCTATGAGCCCAATAATCATTTTCGTTATTAGGTAAAGAAAAATCAAATGTTTCTTCTTCACTATAACTAATTGATTTTATTTTCTCCCATTTAGAATTTTTAAATAAAATTTTATCAATATTATATGGTGATAAGTCAATTAATAATTCTTCCTCAAAGTATCTTATAAATTTATTAAATGTCTCACTATTTAAATCTTTTGTTTTATCAGTTTCTTTATATCTTAATTTATTAACTAAAAGACCGGTTTTTCTTAATTTTTTAGATAAATTATTATCATCTATTATATTTCTAATAATAATTTTACCATTAGGTATAAAGTCTTGATAAGTTAAAAGTTTATCTTTAAGTATCTCTTTATTTTTTTGTTTTCTATTAAATCTAAAACCAATTTCATCATAATATTTTTTAGCGTTATATGAAATAGCACTAATTCTATAATAACGGCTTTCAATTTTAACTTTTTTAGTTATTGGTGTTACACCAGTTTGATAATCGCATAATATACCAAAATTAAGTAATAACGCTCTTAATTGTTTAATTAATTTTTCAGATGATAAAGAAATACCTATACGACCTCTTTTACTATCACTATACCCATCACCATCCATTATTCCTTGTATTAAACCTATTGTTGCGTCTTTAGATAATGATAACAATTTTTTTGGTAATATCTTTTTAGGTGCTTTTAACGATAAATCAAAACCTATAAATTCTAACAAAGCACCTAAATATTTAGAAGATATTGTATAATGAAGTTTATCATATGATGAAAATTTAAAACCACAATTACTAATACTAGCACTTATATCATCGCCACACGTTATAGTTATTGAAGTCCCAATATGCTCCCCATTATCATTATATGTTTTATAAGCTGAGCCTTCAGCAACATATAAACCTATTAAATAAGCTAAATCCGGTGTTATCTTATTGAAAATAATTTGGGGTTTATGTTCTTTATTCGAAAAATTATAATTTAAAGATAATCCATCATTATTACCCCAATTATTAAACCCATATTGTATATTAACATAATCATTAACGTTTAAATATTTAGCGTTTAACCACCCAAACTTTTGTAATTTATTTGAATATCCCCATAATAAATGTGTTTCGGTACATTTAAGTTCCGACGAAGTTGTTTTAATATGACAAATTGGTTGTTTACCGTTATTTACTATAAGGTTTGATTTTCTCATATCATTTAGACCAAATATTTTATATTCGTCTATTTTATATGGTTCACCAACATTTTTAGTGTAATCAATAAAATCAGAAACTTCTTCTATACCATTATCAGTATAAACAAATGTATCATCGGTAACACAAGATATTAGAATACAATGACCACCAGTATTATGACTAATAAATGAATTTGATATAAATGAATTTGTATCTGGTACATGTAAATCATATGTGTAATCAAAGGATTTTTCAATTGACACCACCTCATCAATATAATAATTTTTATTTATATCTATTTGTTTTTTATAGTTTACAAAAATATCATCTTGAATAATTTTTTCTAAACGTTCAAATGAACTATATGATAATCTTTGGTATTTACTATTAAAAAATCGTTCAAGAAACCTAACTTTTTTAACTGGTAGATTGTGTTTTTTTAACAAACACTTTATTTCATTTTGAGTAATATTAATAAATCTCTTACTCATTTTTTTATTCTCAAAATGGGTTATTTTATTTTGTTTTCTATTTAATCTAAAACCTATCTCATTAAAAAATTTCAATGCGTAATCAGAATAAATAAATAAATTATATATTTCACATATATGTTCTTTATTACTTAGTATTGATGTTT